CCCCGGAAGGTCGGGGAGTTCCTTGCTGGGTTCGACTCCCGGCTCCGGTATCGGGGTGACCGAATAACATAACCACACTACCCCACCGAGACCAGCACAGCCCGTTGACCAAACCCAACCAGACCCAACAATGTACGACTACAGCAGTTACGACGACAGCAACGACAACGACAACAGCGGCTCCGACAACGGCGGCGACGACCAGCCCGACCTGAACCTAACCCTGACTCCCTACTCGCCTATCGAGGGCGATCTGACCCGTGTGTTCGGAAACTCGAACTCGTGGGGACAGAGCCTCGGTGTCAAGATGGAGAACGTCGAGCTTGTGGACGGATGCCTGTACCACGACCCAGAGAAGGGCAAGCACAAAGTCTTCTCGTGGCGAGAGGTCATCGGGATCGACCCGTCCAACCCCGAGTCGCCTGACGTTGACGTTTCTGACGCCAACAAGTTCCTCGTGAAGACCTACGGTAGCACGGAGAAACGCTACGAGTTCGTTGACGCCGCTGTGATGGCGAACGGCGACGAGCCGATCCCGATTGGCAACGCGATCCTGTGGTACGGCGGCTCCGATCAGTACGGAGCGAAGTCGGCCTCGAAGACGCTGGCGAAGATCCTGACCACCTACGGGAGCGACATGGTCGTTGACCCCAAGGACATTAACAACTGGCTGGCCGACACCAGCGGCGACAACGTCCTCCGGCCCGATCTACAGGGCCGCCGTGTTGGACTGTTCGAGATCAAGAAGCAGTCGAACTCGTCCGACCGTAAGTACAACCACGCCATCGTCAAAGACGTGGAGACCGGCATCGACGTGAAGCCCGCCTCGGCCTCCCAGAGCGATCAGGGAACGCTCGACAGCACCGATGCACCAGAGGCCACAGAAGAGGCCGAAGCGGCCCCTGTGGCCGACGGTGGCTCGGCTGTGGCCGTTGAGGTTCCGGCGGCCATCGAGGACTTCATCTCGACGTGCCAGACGCTCGGCTACGACGATGCTGAGAAGGCAGAGGCCCTGCTCGCCGATCTCGTTGAGGATGCTGGCAACGATCTGACCGAGAACATGGTCGCTGACTTCGGCGGCGCAGAAGCAGTCGTCGCTCGCGTCTTCGAGTAAGACCGCTTCCCCGTCTTCGGCCCTCCACCAACCAGACCCATGAAATACGAAACCATCGACGTATACTACGACCGTAAGGTACAGCTAAAGCAATTCGAGCCGATCACGTTCGGCGCTGGTGCAACAGTGACCATCGAAGACGGAGACGACACCGACGAGGTGTACTCCGAGGTGGTCGCTGATCTACAGGATGCCGTCGAGCGAGAGCTTGTCCGGCGTGTTGCCAACGCGAAACGCGAAGAGCGCGAAGAGTAGCGACCCATCTTTTCCGCCGCAATAGTTTGAAATATACATGAAATAGCGGCGGCGCTGTGTGGTAAAGAGGCGTGACCAAACCAACCAGACCCAAATGAACGTAGAGCAACATCTATACGATACGACCGGCGGTACAGAGTGGGAAGTTCCAGACCTACACAAAGTCCTTCAAGTAACCCGAGACCTCGGGGTAGTCGGTGAGGAAGACACCTGTCTAACTGTCGCTACGGCCTCCATCAATGGCGGCCTCGAAAGCGGCGGTGGCCTGTTCGTTCTTTATTCGCCCGCACGAGGAGGAAAGGACTTCACCCTTCGGAAGACGCTGGAGGCCATCTACGGCCCCGGCACGGTCTATGAACACCCGACCGACGAATCCGAGACGGCTCGGTACTACTCGGCAAAAGAAGCGAACAAGTACGACATTCACATCGTCGGTGACCTTGCCCGAGTTGGCGAGGGGACCGAGAAGATGCTGAAAGACTGGGGCGAAGGTAAGGATTCGATCCGCAAGGTGACAGACATTACCAAGTCCGAAGAGGAAGACGACCGGACCCAGACGATGGTCCTGAACTGCCCGCGTATTGTCTATGCCACGATGGCGACCGACAATCGCAACGCCGACTTCAACGACTTCCCAGAGCTGTTGAAGCGGGCATTCATGCAGTCGGTTGACACCACCAAAGAGCAGACTGAGCGTGTCATCATGCGGAAGGCTCGGGAACACTCGGGACAGGTCGCCCTGAACGTTGACCCCGTCGAGCGGGCCAAGATCCGCCAGTATTTCGAGGCCATTCCGGTCTCGCTGTTCACCGACAACGTCAACAACAAGGTGATGAAGCCGGGCATGGAAGAGATCGCCCGACAGACCATCGAAGAGGGTCGGATGATGCCGACCGAGTTCAACGAGGCCCGGTTTGACTTTGACCGGCTCGCTTCGATGATGGGCAACGTGGCCCTACTCAACCACGCCGACCGAATGACCGTCGATACCGGAAGGGGGCTTCTGCTTCTCTCGGCCCCGGTTGACTACTGGTACACCATGCAGATCATGGGCAACAACATGGTCATGTCGGCGCTGAACCTCACCGACGAGGATCAGGCCATCCTGCAACTGCTGAACGAACTCGATTACGTCCCGGCTCGTAAAGACATTCAGCAGGAGCTTCGACGCCACGGCCACAACATCCGTGACTCCGACGTGAAACGGAGCCTCGACTCGATGCGGGAGTCTGGCTACGTTACCGAACACAGCGGAAGCCCGCTGACCTACTCGATCTCCGACTTCGCCTCGGTGACCGACGTGAACGTGAGTCTCGACTACGCGGCCATTGTGGAAGCCGCCGCCGAAGAGGTGCGGAAGATCCACGGCATCGAACCGGAGGTCGCTGACGAGTACGTGCGGCGATACTGTGAGGGATCGGGAACCATCGTTACCCACCCATTCACCGGAGAGGCCATCGACATTACCGAAGACGACAGCCTCGGTGAGATGACCGCAAAGGCCAGCGAAGGCCGGAAGGCGGCCATCAAAGGCGAAGAGATCGACTCCGACATGGCTACAATCTTCGATGAAGAGCCGATGCACGCCCAGAAAACCAAGGACGCCGAAGCCCAGCAGTCCCTCGGAGGGACGCTGGAATAAGGACATTAAATGAAAGATGAAACTGAACTCGTAACTGACGGCCTGAAATATTGGGCCGACTCATGGCCGCGCCGAGTGACTAAGTATCAGCGGTGGGCGACCAGCCCACAAGAAGCCGCCGAGCTTGTCCTCGATGCCGAAGACGATCCGACGAACTGGCCGTTCATCTCGGTGTATTCGTTCCCGAACGGACACACCAAGGACGGCAAGATACCCCGGATCGACCGGCTGTTCATTGATCTCGACGTTCCCGACACCGGGGACTACCGAGGCGGTGATCGAGGCGACCCAACCGATGCGTGGATTCGTGACATGAGCAAGCTCCTCGTCCGTGCCCGTAAGGTGGCCCGGTTCCTGTTGAAGACGGCTTCACCGGATTCGTGGCAAGTGGTCTTATCGGGACACAAGGGAATCCACATAGACTTGGTGTTCCCTGCCATTTCGCAATCGAATGGGGACTTCTCGCAGTTCATCAACGGGATCAACGACTACTCGACGGCGCTCAAGGACTACATCATCGAGGCAACCGGCCTTGACGATCTGGAGACCTACATCGACGTGGACTCTTCGGACCTTGGGCGGCTCCGTCGAGTGCCGAATACGAAGCACCTCGGGGCGTCCAAATCGTTCGGGGAAGACCGCTTCTGTGTCCCGGTGACTCTCGAAGAGTTGGCAATGCTTCGGCCAGCCGAGTACATCGAGTTGACCCGGCAACGCCGAGAGATCGACTCGCGGTTCAAGCCGGTCAGGAACAAGAAGGCCGCCGAGGTTCTGATCCAGCGGATTCGTAGCGCCTCGTCTACCTCTCGAACGGTCGGAGGGGCGCAGAAAGATCCCAAGCGGATCAAGCGATACAGAAAAGAAGCGAACCCGAAGATCACGGTCGATAACCTCGACTTCGTGTTCTCTGAACGGCCTTGTATAATGGCATTCAGAGACCGGAGCGATGCGTTCGCCCACCGATCACAGTCTCACATGATGGAGATGTATGCGATCACTCACATGATGGACAAGAAGGTTCCAATCGAGACGATGGTTGAGTTCTTCAGGGGCCTTCCAGAGTTCGATAAGAGCTATACCATCGAGCGGATCGAGACGTACATCTCACTCGGATATTCGCCCATGACCTGCGAAACCTTGTGGGAGAAGGCTCCTACCTTCTGTTTAAAGGATTCATGTGAGATATGGCAGGGCGTACATTCGCCTGCCTAAATCAGTAGCACCGATACAGTTAATATAGAGTACCCGGTTATGATGGGGGCTACAATCGGGGTAGTCTTCTTGAACCGAAAGTAAACCAACCAGACCCGAATCCTCCCAGTTGCAGTAAGAGGCATAGACGATACAGCCGACGGAAACCGCAGACACGCAGACCTCTACATTGCAGACAGACACCCAGTCTAACCAGCCGGGCGTCGGGGATTCTCCTCGACCAAATGAACTATCTCGACAACTTAACCACAAATCAGAGAATAGCCGCAGAGACCATCAGCGAAAACGGCGGGGCAACCGCCAGCGAAATCGCAGATGCTCTCGGCTATAAGACTAATTCCGGTGCATACGACATAATTCGCCGCCTACGTACTGCGGGAGTTCGTATTCCAGAACCAGAATCCGGTGTCTATCAGATCGAGGGCTTCGTTGCCCCCGAGATCGCAGAAGACACTCAGCCGGGTCAAGTAAGGCTACTCCGAACACCAACGACGACAAAGCAATCGGTGAGCCGGAAGGCCACCGACTTCCTTTCCGAGTTGGAGATCGACCTGAAAGCACGGCTCCAGCAATACGCCCCAGCACGAGCCGACGGAGGAATCCTCGCAGAAGAGGGCAACGAGGACATAGTATTCTTCCGAACGGACGATCACTTTGGTCAGACCGAACACAACGAGTACGGAGAGCAGACGTTCAACTCCGATATCGCAGAAGCTCGCGTATGGCAGTACATCGAAGAGGGCCTGTCGGAAAAGGCCCGGCGTGAGGCGGCGGGAGTCGAGTTCGACACCGCCCACCTCCTGCTCGGTGGCGATATCATCACGAACGAGACGATCTACGCGGCCCAGCCACACTCGATTGACCTCCACCTACGGGGTCAGATCGAGCGGGCCGCAACTGTCTACACAGAGGTCGTCAAGCGGCTTGCAGAGGAGTTCCCATCCGTTCAGGTCGTTACCCAACACGGCAACCACGGTGAACTCCGAAGCGGCGGACAGACTTCAGCGGCGAATGCCGATGACATTGTCTACTCGATGATCGACCTCGCGGTTCGACAGTCGGGTATTGACAACGTCACGTTCATTCAGAATGATGCGACCTTCTTCACGAACTTCGAGATGCGAGGCCACCGAGGCCACATCCGACACGGACACGAGAAGGGTTGCCTTAACCACATCGGGACAAACTCACCGAAAGCTCGGTGGAGTTCGTGGCTCATTGACAATGGGTTTGATGTAGCCTACCGAGGCCACTTCCACGAAATGAAGATCGAGCCTGTAGCTGGACGCCCGGTAATCATGGGCGGAACGTTACAGGATCAGGGAGACTACACCGAAGGACTCGGAATCGCGTCTTCCCGACCATCAGGCCTCATACACGGAGTATCCGACACCGAACCAATGGCTTGGATGAAGCCAGTGTACTTTTCGTAGAAGTATACTTACCATGTACGGATTTTAACGATATGTTAATATCCGTCGCTATCCTCCCAGTTATTGCCTACTACGGGGACGATGCTCCCTCCGAAACCAAAATTCGCAAACGCTATTGTAGCGATGCGTATGTGATCCGGTGAACGACCAGCATCAATCAGAAACATCTGAAGTTAATGTCCGCAAACAAACAAGGTTGCCGTGCAGATTCGTTCGAGATTACCGGCCTGAAATCCCGTCAAGTGTTCGACTATCATACCGCATCGTGGCAGTGTGATCGAGAACTCGAAGACCACATGAAACCAGCCCACGTCGGCGGCGGTGACGTTGCGGTTGTGTGCCCGCTCTGTATTATAGACGAGTGGGAGTGGGAACTATACAATGGCCTCTACGGGCCTAACACGCTCTTGAAAGAAGTGTTCCACTTCACGATGGCGTGCCCCGAATGTGGTACAGAAGGCCGAACTGACGATAACGGGCAAGTAGTCTGTGACGATGATGCCTGTGCAGTTGTCATCTCAGGCGACAAACCATCCATTCTTCCAGAAGATAGCTTCGACGGTAGGTGCGGAGGTGACGGCGGGATCGGCGTCCCCGCAATCATGGAAGCACAGCCCGCCGAGCCAGACGTACAGTAATTAGACCTTCCCTAACCAGACCCAAATGACTACCAATATTGAGCCTCCGGCTTCGGACGATCTATTCGACGCCGAGACCGAAGCAGACCCAGAAGTTGAACAGTTGATCGAACAGGCCAGACAGTTCCATGCCCAGATAGACTCCATGAAGCAGTGGAGCCACCGGGCGTTCGCTGAGATGACAGCCCGAGCCGCCGTTCTCGAAGCCACTGGCGGCGACGAGAGCGACGTTGAAGAACTCCGAGAGGTAGGCCGACATTTACTGACCGTGGCCGACCGGATCGAGAGCGGCGACACAAACCGTGTTCGACAGCCATGAGGTACAAATGGCAACACGTCAAGCCCGACGACAACGGGGAGATCGAGGTTGATGGCCGCATCACTGATGTTCGGCATATCTCGAATGATCCGAAACGCGGCGTCTTCGTGCTGGTCGAGATTGAAGACGGGCGAAGTGTCCCTCACCAGTTTACGGACGATGCCGAAGGAGTGAGCGCACAAGAAGACATGGACAGAGACGTTGAGGAAAACGCCGACCTGTACGACGCACTGGCCGACAAGCCTACTTGTGCAGGGAAAGGCGGCCAGTGTTCTCGAACGGTGAGCGAGCCGGGAGAGACGTGCTGGCAACACGAAGACGAATGAGACACGATTACAACCTCCCTGCTGACTGGGAGGCGATGACACCCGAAGAGCGAGACAAGTGGTTCCACGAAGAACGATGCCGCCGACAGGCCATGTCCCAGAAAACTCCTTACCGAGTCCGCATGGAGCGGTACATCGAACGAGTGGCGCGGCGGGAAGCGGCAAGGAACACTCACGTTCTGGGAGACGAGGAATGATCCCCCCGGCAGTGTCCTTCCTCGTTGCGCTCCTGTTTGGCGTTACGTTCGGTCTCCTCACCGGGTATCTGTCTCTGCCCTCTCCGTCGCCGCCGACGGTAGCGGGTGTTCTCGCCGTGTGTGGATCGGTGATCGGCATACACGCTGGCGTTCGGTTAATCGGACTGATATTATGACTCTCATAGCAGTAGACTTCGACAAGACCCTAACCAGTGACTCCGGCGACCCCTACAAAACTGGGGACGAACAGCCGGACGAGAAGATGGTCGAGTTCGTCCAGTCGTTGAAAGAAGATTATCACTATGATATCATTGTCTGGACAGCTCGCCCGTGGAAGCACGCAGGCCACATAGCGGGCCTGTTGACCATGTGGGGCGTTCCCTACAACGGCATTAAGTGCGACAAGGGTGGCGCTCACGTCTACATTGACGACCGGGCGGTGAACCAGAACCAGCCGGACTGGGAAAACCGCGTATACGGCCTTGCAGACCATGACAACCAAGACCCAAACCAGCACGTCCTCGGTGAGTACGAGAAAAGATTGGAAGAACAGAGACGTAGTTCTGCTGACGCCTGATAGCGACCAGAAGTACCCCAACACAGCAGACGCCGCCGAGGTGACCGAGGGCCGAACACAGGTCGTCAGTCTCGGCGGCGAGGGGGAGATCGTTGATGGGCGGATCTTCGGTGTCTGGAAGGGCACTTGGAAGATGTGGCTCGATACCGGCGACGGGATACTGACCGTCGATCCGGTAGAGGCCCCCATCATGACCTACGCGGCTGGTGGAATTGACTACATTCGGTTCACCTACGACGGTACAGAGAGGGAACAGGCCGGGCGTATCAAGCGCCTGAAACGAGCGGACCTATAACCAGACCCAATGAGCATTGAGACCAACACAAACGTAGAACAGGCAGGGAACCTCGCGTCAGAAGTCGGCTCCGTGATAGCTAACCGGAACGGCACTCACGGCGACCCAGTAGAGAATCACGATCACATAGCTGAACTCTGGAACGCCTATCTCGGCGTCTACGATCCGTTCGAGGGAGAGGGCGGCAACGAAGTCCTCCAGCGACCGATCCGGGGCGACGAGGTGGCCGACATGATGATCCTGCTCAAGTTGAGCCGGAAGCACGTCGGCGGTATGGACCTCGATCACTACCGAGACGCAATCGGCTATGCGGCCATCGGTTCGCTGTACGTTCCCGACGATCAGGACAACGCCGAGCGGCTTGACTGATGGACTTCTGCCTTCCGCCGAGGGACACCGTCGAGTTGAGCCGCCGGGCCATCGCCAAGTACGAACGCGACAAGGAGATCCGACGACAGCACCGACTGCGTCTCTCCATAGAACTAAACGACCCCTCGCTGGGGCCGGGAATGTGGTAACATGACAGACGAACCAAGACCAACAGCATTTGACGCAGTGACAGAACAACAGATCGACTCGGTCCCCGGACTCAGAACGGCACTCGAAGTCCTCGGCCACGCCAACGAAGCCGCCCACGAAAACGGCAACTGCGTGATCGAGTTCGAGAAGACCGAGAGTGGCCGGATCAACATTCAGGACATTACCCAGCACGTCGAGATCATGGAGTCGATCTGTGACCTGCTGGATGAGGAGGAAGATGCCGACCCAGAGTGATCGGCTGACAACGCTCCGAGACAGCACCCCAGCCGGGCAACTGCCCTATATCAGCAAGTCCCGGCTCACCAAATACGTGAAGTGCCCCGAGCAGTTCCGCTACTCCTACGTTCAGGGGTTGAAGGAGCCGGGGACGATCTACACCCGGCGGGGAACGATCATCCACGAGGTCATAGAAGACTACTACTACGCTGTTGAGGCGTTCGTTGATGAGACAAACGAGTTCCCTGCCGATCTGGTCGAGTTCCTGCCGGAGTGGGACCGCTGGGCCGACTACATGAACCCGTACCTCTCGAACTTCATCAATTTCGAGTATGCCCGGATGGACTACTGCGAGGAAAACCGACACGGACCTCGTGAGTGGCTCCCGGTCGGGATCGAGGCCGAGTCGTGGCTGGACGATCCGCTCCCAGATCGAGAAGGCCGACAGCCCCCGTGGATGGGGTATGCCGACGCGATCTACAACGACTTCACCGTTCCCGGCGTCGAGCCGAGCGGTGGTGTCGTGATTACTGACTTCAAGACGGGCAAGACCCCTAAGAAGCAGTACCGAAACGAGGGGATCTACCTCGAAGGCGAGTATTACGCCGTCCTGTTTGAGCAGGAGTGGGACGTAACCGCTGTTGCGGGGTACTACCCCAAGGGTGACGACCTGATCGTAAGCCCCCTGAAGGAGTCTCGTCGGGAGTTCATCTACGAAACCATCGCCGAGATGCTGGACATGATGGAGTCCGGCGATCCCCACTGGGAGATCAACGAACAGCCGCTCTGCAAGTGGGGGCCGGACAAAGACGAGCAGTGTTCTTACTACGATATCTGCTCTTCAACGTGGGGAGAAGCCCTCAAGCATGACGACCAGTTGAGAGAGATGGTCGATGCCGGGATGACCCCATACCAGATTGCCGATGAACTGGGGACGGAGTCACACTACGTCTCCTATGCGATCCGCAAACTGAATCTGTAACGGCCCTTCCTGAGTTTGAAAATTCTGAAACCGCCGAGAGCGGCAGGGAACGAGGCGCTACCAAACCAACCAGACCCATGAGTGAAACCCAAAGCAACCTGTTCAACTACACCGATGAAAAGCCACCCGTCCTACGGGAGATAAAACCGATCTTACACCCGACTCGCCGTGATACGATCCTCGGCTTCTTGGGGGTGATCGAGAACCGCGAGCGGTCCCCGTTCCTCAACGCCCAGCGATATCGCTACGAGGGCGGCGACGAGAAGCAAGACTACTTCCGAAAGATCGGCGGGTATTCCATGCCCCAGAGAACCATGAAATGGCTTCTCGGGAAGGGCCTCAAGTATGTCTTCATCGAGGAGGTAGACAACAGCCGACTGATCGAATACGACGCTACCGACTTCCCGAATGTGGGAGCCGAACTCGAAGACTGGAAAGGCGAGGCCCAGTGGTGCGTTCCGACAGAACAGGCCCGCCACCTGTGGTCACTGACCGAGGCCACAGTCCACCACGTCAACGAATAACACCAACCCAACCAGACCCAAATGCTCGAAATACTCGTTACCAACACAGCCTGCATTGACAAGAACGACGACTCCTTTACGCTCCGCCTGTATGGGCGTGACGCCAACGAGAAGCGGCACACGGTGACCATCACGGACTTCCGGCCCTACTTCTACGTAGAGGCCGCAGAGGCCAGAGACCGCAAGGGAGAAATCCTCGGCGAGTGCGGAATCACCGAGTTCGACTTTGACGTTGACATGACTGGCTTCTTTGGCGAAGAGGTCGCCCGTGTTTTCGTTACAGCTCCCGGCGACATTCGAGACGCGAAAAAGGAGTTCGTCGGACAGACCTTTGAGGCCGACGTTGGCCCGACCAACCGAGTCCGAATCGACCGCGACGTAAAATCGTGGATTCGTGTTCCGTCCGAGTCCTGTACTCTCGATGAGGTCGGAGCCATCGAGGCCCCTGTCGAAAACGACCCCCGACCACGGGCCGTCGTCTTCGACATTGAGACCGACGACCGAGGCTCCTTTCCCGAACCCGGAGAGAAGCGAATCACCTCGGTTGTCGCCTACGACTCCTACGAGCGGAAGTACCACGGCTTCTTTGACACCGCCGGTCGGCCTGTCAAGACCTGCTTCCCGAAGGGCAAGCCCGAGGAGTGCGACAAGCTCCACTACTTCCCAGACGAGCGGGTGATGCTGATTGCATTCGGTGAGTGGATCGAGGAGCGTGACCCCGATCTCTTGACGGCATGGAACTCACCGTTCGACGGGCCGTACATCATCGAGCGGATGAAGAAAATCTCGGCTCACCCTTCCCGGCTCTCCCCAGAAGGCAACGCCCACGTTACCCGGCGCGGCGAGCCGAAGATTCTGGGCCGGACAGTCTACGACCTGCTTCACGCCTACAAAAAGAACTCGTGGGGCGAACTCCGATCCTACGCTCTCGACTACGTGGCCGGTGCTGAACTGGGCGAGTCGAAGCTCTCCCACGAGGAAGGCTACTTCGAGATGTGGCGGGACAACCCCGAGAAGTTGATGAACTACAACGCTCGGGACGTTCGACTCACCGCCGAGATCGACGCCAAGGCCGGTGTGATCTCGTTCCGAGACAACCTGCGGAAGATGATCGGGGTGGACTTCGAGGACACCAAACAGAACTTCCAGTTCATCGAGATGATGGTCCGGCGGAAGTTGGCCGAACGCGGCGAGGTCGGCCCGACGAAAAGCAACGCCCCCGGCAAAGACTACGAAGGCGGATTCGTGGTAGACCCCTTCTCGGGAGTCGCCCGAAACGTGGTCGGGATCGACCTTGCCAGCCTCTACCCGATGACGATGCGGATGCTGAACACCTCACCCGAGGTCAAGCTCGACGCCACCGAGCCGGTACTCGGAAAGGTCGCGGTCGCCCCGAACGGCCAAGCGTTCTCGCTCGAACGGGACGGCCTGTTCCGGCAGATCGTAGACGACGCCCTCGATCTCAAGATGACCTACAAGCGCCTCAAGCGGCAGTCCGAACCCGGCTCCGCAGAAGAGGCGAAGTACGAAGAGATGTATCAAGTAGCGAAAACTATCACCAATTCTATCTATGGCGTTTGTGGGTGGTCTAAGTTCTTCCTCTACGACCGCAAGACAGCAGAGGCCATCACGCTGGCTGGACAGGCCGTGTTGAAGCGAACCGCCGAATACGTCAACGATGAAACGGTCGCCAATGTGATATATGGAGACACCGACTCGAACTATATCAAGTTCCCAGACAGTTGGACCCAGAAGCAGTGCCTTGAGGCCGCACAGGCCATCTGTGACCACCTAAACACCGTCGTCTACCCGGAGCTTGCCGAGTCGATGGGCGTTCCCGCCAAAGACAACGAGTGGGAGATCGAGATCGAGATGTTCGCTCGTCGGTTCTTCCAGTGGGGCCGCAAAAAGAAGTACGCCTACTCTGCCTCGTGGAAAGACAGCATGGACTCGTTCGATGAGTCGCTGGACGAGTATGAAATCGCCATCAAGGGGTCTGCCGCAAAACGCTCGGATGCTTCCCTGCTGACTCGGGACACCGAGAAGAAGATCATCAAGGCGATCCTCAACGACCGGCCCGAAAGTGAGCTATCCAACTACGTCTACGAGGCGGGAACCTCGCTCGATCCCGATAACCCGGACTGGAACAACATCGGCATCCCCGGCGGGATCGGTAAGGAGTTCCACGAGTACGACAAGCCAACCGCCCACGTCGAAGCGGCGATGAATAGCAACGCGATCCTCGGGACGGAGTTCTCGAAGGGATCGAAGCCGATGCGGTGCTATATCATGCCCACCTACGTCGATCAGTTGGGCGAGAAGATCGACCGCATTGCCTACGAAGAAGCCGACGACGTTGCCGATTCGGGTCTGACCCCGGACGTGGGCCGCATGACGAAGACATTGATCGTGAATCCGCTCGGCCCAGTTCTCGATGCCGTCGGTATCGACGTTGAAGCCGCCGTAGAAGGGCAGTTACAGACTGGGTTGGGATGCTTTGTGTGATAACTCAACACACAATATATATACATCGAGTATGAACCCGGATATGGTGGGAACGAAATATCTGGAGACATTCTTTCCACCACCTGTCCATTCCCCTTTGCAGGCTCGATAGTAGAAATAGAGTACGTCTAAAGTTGACTACGACCGTAATTGAGCGTCATCACGACAATACCTCCAACGACAATTCCTAACAACGTACCAACGGGGAAACCTACACTTCCGATTAGGCCACCAACAATTACCGGACCTAAATTTCGAGCAGATCTGTTATCTAAACCGAATCTAATGACGTTCCAGAAATTCTTTGTAAAAGATCCCCAAGCGTATTTGAGCATCCAGACTAACACGCTACCGAGATGTAGTAGATTCTTCGCCGCCCACTCTGAAAAACTGATTAGGAACAAGAAGAACGATTTTAGCAACTGATACGCCTTGGATATCATGTTTCTCGGGGACATCATCTAATCTAATATATTGCCTTATTATTAAAACCTTGGCTGAATTTTGTATATTTACCCAAATCAGGCTCGTAATATACTTTTTAAATTTTCAAATCAGATCTTGAATCCACAATTTGTGTAGAATCAAACAGAGCGTCTAACCACCGCTCTGCCAGCGAACCAGACCCAATGAGTATTCAACAGACCTTACCAACCGGAGATACATCTGTACCGACCACTAACCAGCGGGAACGCGACGTAATCTTCACGGCCCGAGGCTCGTCCGACTCCACCGAAGCCGCGTGGCGAGTCGGGGCCTTGATCGGCTACGAGTCAATGAACTACCGGCCACCAGAGCGGTTCTCGGTGGACTTCGTTGACTGGCCCTTCTCGAAGCTCAAAAAACAGGCAGTTCCCGACGTAGAGGGAGCATGGAAAGAACACCTGAAAACGGTGAGAAGTGAGCGACCAAGGTACGCCGTTACTCCAGACGACGATGAGAACAGCCCCGGCTGGCAGTGGGTTCTCGACCGGGCCGCCGATCTCGAAAAGTATGCAGAGACCGTGATCGTCGTCCCGAAGACCCACCATCCCCGAGATGTTCCGGCTCGCTATCGGGTCGGCCTTCCTTGCCAAGAACGGTACGGGCCATGTCCGCATCCGTGGTCGGCCTACAGGACTGTCGGCGAGGTTCACCTGCTCGGTGGGCCGCCACCGAATCAGGCCCAAGCCCGAAAGTACGGGGTTCCCGTTGAGAGTTGCGACACTACAAGCCCCCTTACAGCGGCGAAATGGATGGGCTACTTCGATGGACGGGGCTGGTCGAAGCTCCCCTCGGGAGTCTCTGACTACTACCGCTGTGTGAGAAAGTCATATATCAACATACGGTTTGCGATGAACCCAGACCGGAGTGTGCGGTCTCTTCGGCCCCGGAACAGCCAGTACGACTACCAAGAACAGTTCTTCGAGGCCCACGATGACGGCGATTGCTGGGCCGCCCGAGAAGAAGCACCGAGCCGAATGTACGAAATATACGCAGAACAATGAGCGACATGACCGATCTCCCAGACCCAGAAGTTTACCTGACCGTCGAATACAGCGGCTTCCCGCCATATGCGGATAAGTACGGCTTGAACTGGTACACCTGCCTACAACTGACTCTGGTTATGGAGTTCCCGATCTCGGAGACCGCATACCTCGAATCGAGGATGCCTGCAACGCCTGAACGGGTGGCGCTCTAAGTTGGCTACAAAATCGCTTAGATAAAACTACACCTGCGTAGAAGGGGTCTTCTGCGGTGAGAAGTGAATCCTTATAAGATATAATGACTCACGTTGTACCACGTATGGCAAAGGCACTTCCATTTCGCTGGTACGGCGGCAAATACAGCCATCTCGATTTTATACTTCCACAACTACCGGAAACC